CTCATACTGCAAGGCGTAGCCGGGTACGCCAGTTCTGCTGCTGGGCGGCTTGGTGCAGCAGGGTTCAGCTTTGCTAGTGACATTCCAGGGCAAAACAGCATAGCACCAAGAGCCACCAACCAAAACGCGATGACAAGATGACACCCGAAGACCGCGCCCTGCTGATCTCCGACCTGCTTGTTGCGCTCAAGAGCAGCGACACCTGCCTCGACAGAGAGGAGCAGCAGTGGGTAAGAAACGCCATCAAAGCGCAGAACGACATGGAGCGGCTGCGGAAGGCCATCATTGAGAAGACACTCGCTGGTCTGATCTGGGCGGCTATCCTTGGCCTGGGCTATCTGGTTGTTGACTTCTTCCGAAACCACGGGCTGAAGATATGAATTACTACCTCAATGCCTTCAATGAGATGTTGCGTAAGCGGCAGATGCAGAACCAGATGGGTGGTGGCAATGAGCGCATGACCAGCCCTTTTGACACCATGTCCAACGCTCAAAAAGCAGGTTACTACAGCGACAACCCTACGATGGCGGCGATCACGCAAGGCTTGCAGAAAGGGTTCGGCATGACCAGCTACGGGATGCTGCAAAACGCCCTAGTGCCTGACTTTGTGCGTGAACAGGGCATGGTAGCCCGTGGGATTGACCCTGGCATTGGAATCCAAGGCCAAGGCACGACAGGGCAAACAGGCTTGTACGGCGACCAGTTTGCGGGTGAAGCTGCGCCAAAATCATCTGGTTTTATGGACACATTGGGACGAATGTTTGGTGGCTCCTCAGTGTCTTTAGGCCCGGTGGAAGTTCAAGATAGGACGCCATCACTTACGCCAGCAGGAATGGCAGCGGCAGCACCAGGGGTAGCAGAGGCAAACGCTGCTGGATACGATTCTGGCATGGGCAACTTTGGCGGCGGCTCAAACAGCTTTGGTGAAGGCCAATACAACCAAGGCGGCATGGTCAACGCCCAGCACCTGATGGGCCGCGCTCCTGCGCCTGACGATGGCTACGGGGCGCTACAGGGCGGTGAGTACGTCATTACCAAAGCGGCGGTGGAGAGGTACGGCAAGGCGATGATGGACGCTATCAACAACGGGACATTCAGATGATTAAGTACCTACTGCCATTCATATTGGTTGCCTCAGCCTGGGCCGAGCCTGCGCTGATGATGTGTCACGGCAAGTACGCGCTCTGCGCCGCCAGCCCGACAACGCCAACAAACAAGACGATGGTCATTAATGGCGTGACGTTCCAGCAAGGCACTTCAGTCTGTCCTGTGCTGACAGGATCGTCAGTGGGCGACCGCAACCTGATTGGCTCTTGCAAGCCGCCAAAAGGGGCTAACACGGTCTGGTCACTGTTTAGCACTGAGATGAACTACCCCCAGGCACCATCCTGGGCTGTGGTCAAAGCGCAGCCTCGCACTTTTGTCACCACTGCTGGCGATGGCGGCATGGCAAACCAGTGGTCATACCCCTGCACGATCAGGCCCAAGAAAGTCAATGGCGCTACCTTGGCAGACTGCCTTGGGCCACTCAATGAAAGCCCCATGAACGGCGCTGTAGTGCCTGCTGGGGCCACTGTAGTGACATCTGCGCCAGTTGGGTCTGCCTATTCAGTTGGAGGTAACTTACCGTGAGCAAAGATAAACCACACTACCTGCCCAACGGCAAGTTGCACAAGGGCGAAACGCACAAGGCTGGCACTGTCCTAATGACCGGGGCAAAGCACACGCCAGCCAGCAAGCCATTGACGCATACACCGCCAAAGAAAAAATGAAAGCCAAGCTGACATTTTTCGTAACGCTGATGGTGAGCCTAACGCTTTGCGTTGTTGTTATGTCAATGGTAGGCGTATTGATGATTGGCTTGTTCAATGAAAAAGTGGACAACAGCGAAATCTTCAAGTTGATTAGCCCAGCGTTTCAAACGATTGTTGGTGGCTTTATAGGGCTGTTGGCTGGCGTCAAACTATCACATGATGAGGAAGAACCAAAATGATTCCAATTGTTGCATCCCTCCTTGGTACATTGGCTCAGAACGGTCTGGGCCTTTTATCATCTGCGCTCCAAGCAAAAGGCAAAGAAGTTGTTGAGAACGTCCTTGGCGTCAAAATTTCTGACAACCCAAGCCCAGAAGAAGTCAGCAAACTGCGCCAGTTGCAATACGACCACGAAGAGCGCTTGCTTGAACTTGGGATTATGAAAGCCCAAGCGGAGTTGGAGGAACTCAAGGTATTTGCCCTTGCTTCGCAAAACGAGGATAACAACGTCACAGATCGCTGGAAAGCGGACATGGGCAGTGACTCATGGCTGTCCAAGAATATTCGCCCTATGAGCCTTGTAGCCATCTTCGTGGGGTACTTCATCTTCGCCATGATGTCTGCATTCGGTTTTAACGCCAATGAGTCCTATGTCCAATTGTTGGGACAGTGGGGAATGCTGATCATGGGCGCTTACTTTGGTGGACGGACAATTGAGAAGTTGGCCGACATGAGGAGCCGAAAATGAGCCTAAGTCAAGAGCAGGCCGCATTCCTGTTAGATGCCTGCAAACTTATCCAACACGCTACTGAGCAGGGTTTTATGGTCACTGGTGGGGAGTTGTCCCGCACACCAGAGCAGCAGGCTTTGCACGTTAAGGCTGGCCGCTCCAAGACCATGAACTCCATCCACCTTAAGCGGTGCGCTATCGACTTCAACTTCTTCAAGGATGGGCAGATAATCTGGGACAAGGGCATCATTGCTCCGCTGGGCGCATATTGGGAGTCTTTGCACCCCAAAAATCGCTGGGGCGGCAACTTTAAATCACTTGTAGATTGCCCTCACTTTGAACGAAACGTGGGGTAAACATAATAACCGCCCGGTACGCCTCAATCGCATCCTTGAGGTCACACCGCAACTGCTCAAGCTGATCTTGCTGCTGCTGGAGCCGCAGGTAGGCTTCAAGCGCAAACTTGTCTAAAGTCGCTCTGTCCCACGTTGCAAAGGTAGGCGTCATGGGTGTGGGCAATCGTCTGGTACAAAAGCTAGGCAATGCACTGCTGCGTGTTTGCTTTTGGACTTGACCCAGCGGTCGATATAGGTGTCGGGCATCAAAGTTAATGACCTGTTGATTGCTGATGGCTCTGCGTCTAACATCAGCGCCAGTTGCTTGGCAGTCAGACCATCAGGCGATTGGGCCAAGGCGTCCCGGATTTGTTTAGACATCACCACGGTGCATCCTCATAATTCTCGGGGTTGAACGGGATGGGTTTGGCTGGCTGCGCTGGTGGCAGTTCGGTTGGGAAGGGCCAGTTATCCATTGTTGCGCTCTGCTGCAAAGTGATCTGCCAATTCCCGTGCCTTGTGCTTGTCGATGCCCTCTCGGACTAATGTAGCCACTATCATGTCACGCCACGGGGTTGGCTCTGGCTGTGCTACTGGCAATGCCTTCGTGCCCCCACAGTCTTTGTAATGACACGCGTTTCCGTCTTGACAAGGGCAGCGAGGGTCTTTTCCTATGCACGGCTTGGCTTGCTGCTCTGGCTGTGCCAATGCTTCGCGCAGGGCGGTGATTGCGTTCCGACCTTTAGGCGAGCATTGAGCATCCGAATAAATTGTCAACGCCTCCAGCGCCTGCTGCGCGGCTTGTCTCAGTTTGTCAGTCATGTGTTTCCCCTTGCTCTGATGGCGGCGGCACATTCGTCTGCAATGGTTTCTGCGGATGGGTGATGCTGTTGCTGATATTTCCGTGCAATGGTTTCGCAAACTGACACGCAAGCCTCACGTTCTGCTTCCGCGCCAGCGCAGTAATCCGCAAGAAAGTTCTCGCTCACGTACCCCTGTGTGTCGTCATCGTCAGTTTGCGCTGCCCATAAACGTAGCGCTTCACGTTCGATCCTTCGGAATTCGTCTTCTTCGCTGTTCATGTCATCCCCCAAATAAATCCAGCAAGACCTGCAATGCCAACCAGGGCAAACAGCCCCAGGATGCACACCGCAATCAAGTGCATTAGGTTTGCCAGTTCATAGTCATCATCATCATCCATTTCAACCTCCGCTGGCTAAAGTATGCCGAGGCCACAGAAAGGCGCTGCTCTCAACAGCACCAGCCTCTTGCAGTTCCTCCACCGTCCACGGTTTCAATGGCGTTAACCGTGTATGTCCTGGCGTCACAAACACTGGCATGGTGTAGTGCGGCAACAACTTAACGCTGTTGAGGATGAACACCGTGTGTTCGGTTAGTTCTAATTTGTCAGTCATAACGTCACCTTTCTAGTTTTGAATCCCCTGTGCGT